AAACCTTTGTTAACAATACTGAATTTTGGTTTGCTACCGTATACCCTGAAATTGACAAATCAGTTCTAACAATGGTTGGATCATTTAAATACCAAGGAATCTTTGACCTAACAGTTGACCAAACAATACACATAGAAAATAAAGAAATGTGGTTTAACTTCTGCAGACCATATGCAAAATCAGATCATTTAACAAACCTAATACTAAAAAAAATATATGTATCAGTTTCATAGCATGATATAATGAACTAGGAGGGTTTATGGCATTTCCAGGCACATACAACATTAATTATTACAAGGGTGACCGTTATGAATTTGTTATATACCCTAAAGACGCTGCAGGCGACGTTTTTGATTTAGATGGATATAATTCTGCTTTTTCTATAGCATCTTCAACTGGACCAGATCCAGAGGAAGGCCCATTTGCAGCAAGTGCGGTCATTAACAACGCTAAAGATAGAGTTACTTGTGTAATATTACCAGAAGTGGGTAAAGATAATCTAGATGCAGGAACCATATACTATTACGATGTTCAAATATCAAGTGGAACAGATGTAGTTTACACACTTCTAAAAGGAACAATCACTGTAACAGCAGATGTAACTGGTGCATAATGGCTGACGTAGTATTAACCACCGACGAACTGTTAGTATTAAGCGGACCAAGTAGTATAAACGTAGAAGTTGACTTTGGACCTGAAGGTGAACGTGGAAGTTTATTTTATGTTTCAGTAGGCAATCCAAATACAGCACTTGTTGGCCAAACCCCAAAAGCAAAAGACCTTTGTGTTAATGTTTTAAAAACAGATAACGAATATTCATATGTTTATCAGTACAATTCTGATGGTGGTCCTGGATTTCAATGGTACCCAATAATTAAACTAAACCCACTTCAATACAATAAAATAATGACTGGAACATTTGTTGATGGATCTAAAGTTTTTAATATTCCTGTAAATTATATTGTTGACGAAGAAACATCTCAAACCTTAACTAGTGCAAATTTTAATATCACTTACAGTATTCCAAACGAAAACCCAATAGCATCTTCTATAGAAATAGGCTCTTTTACAAACGATCCAGGAACTGGAATACAGGTAATTCCAGTAACAGTTAATGCTATTGAGTATGCTAGTTCTACCTGGCAAGATTTAACTGGCGTAAAAACAGTTCATTTTGTAATATCTATCGTGGTATAATGAGGAAGGTGATGAACAATGGCTGATGTTAGCATAGGAAATATATATTCCACTAAAGTTCCAGGTTATGAAGATGCCGCAGATATTCAGTCTGCCCTAAGAACATACCATTACGGCTCAAGCACATATGACGAAACAAATGCCAATACAGCAGCACTAGTTAACCCATCAATTGCCTATCATTTACAAAATATTCAAAACTCAATAACTGTATTACAAAATTTAGGAACAGGTTCAGTTGTTCAGTCCACACAACCAGATGCAAATGCTCTTGCAGAAGGTTTACTTTGGTTAGATATTGACTCAACACCAGGAACTACACCAGTAAACCCAACAGCAATTTACACAGCAATAGAACCAGCAACACCAACAGATGGAACTCTTTGGGTTGTAAAAGGATCTAGTCCACTTGAAATGAAAATTTATAATTCAGCAACTTCTGATTGGGATACAATAGGTGAATAATGACTGATAACATAATTTTAAAAGAAATAGCAATTGCAAAACTAGTTGCATTAGGTTTAACAGAAGAAGAACTTAAAGCAATAGGGATTGGTGCATAATGCCATCATTAAATACTACTGGTAAAACAGCATACGTATATGATCAAGGTACAGATACTTTTTATGCAATTGGTGCAAACACAAACACTGCCGCAAATTATGTTTGGTCTGGAACACAAGAATTTCAAAACAATGTTACATTTTCAGATACTAATGCAGTAATTACTGCTAAGGCTGGAGTAAATAACTTTTTAAATCCTGCAGCAAGAGATGCAGCATTAACCTCACCAGTAAGAGGAACAGTTTGTTTTGTTAGACAAACCTCTGGTGCCGTAGCAATTAATGATTTACAATTTTACAACGGAACAAATTGGATATCTTACGGTGGTTTAGTTACCTTTAATAAACAGGCTGGTAGCGGAACACAAAATTATGATTTAACATTAAATGATATTGGTCAAAGTATAACTTTTGATTCCACAGGAGCATGGACAGTAACTATTCCACCCAATTCAAGTATTGCCTTTCCAATAGGATCAGAAATAGATGTTTTTAGAATGAACACTGGATCTGTTACATTTGTTGCAGGTGCAGGAGTTACTTTAAATAGTAAAAATACAAATAAAGCAATTGCAGCAAGGTACTCAGGTGCATCCTTGTTTAAGTTTGATACAAATACCTGGCTTCTAGTCGGCGACTTGATCGCATAGGGGTTTGCTATGGCATTATTTGGAAAACTAGTTAAATACGTTGTAGCAAAAGGAATGAAACTACTTCCTAATTTTATTGGAAGAACAAGTGCACAAGCCCAAACAGATGTTGTATCAGAAGGATTTACTTTAGGAAACGTAATTACTTCAGTTTCTGGAGAACCAACAGAACTTGCAAATGATGGAAAAGTTGTTGGACAAACTCCTGCAGTAACAACACCAGCAGACTATGAAACCCCAGTTGATTTAACAGTTAGACAATTTACATTTACACCATTTGGGGTGTTTGGATTTTCTCCATTTCAAGTATTTGGATTTTCTCCTTTTAACGTATTTGGGTTTTCCCCCTTTAACGTATTTGGTTTTTCACCATTTAGAGTATTTGGATTTTCACCAACCTATTTTGGTGGTCTTTGTATAGATCAAGAAACACCAGTTTTAACTAAAGAGGGATATGCATTAGCCAAAGACATAGTTGTTGGAGATATTTTAATAACTAAAACATTTAAAGATATTCCAATAACAAATCATGATGGTTTAAGACTATGGTCATCTGAAAATAATAAAGAATACACTACAGTAGAGTCTGTGGTAAATAATATAAAAGAAAGTGAAGTATCTGATACAGTTTTAGTTAATGGAGACAAGTATAAGAGATTTTCTACACAAGAAGATATTCTTGTTGTTAGAGAAAATAAACTAATGTTTGTTATTTCTTCACAATTAAAATCTGGAGATTTAATAGTAAAAAATCCAGAAGAGTCATTGATTGATGGACCTTTATATCAAGTTCGCTCTATAGAAATAGTCAAAGAAGATAGAAAAGTTTATGATTTTATGAGAGAACCATTTGGCTTGATTGTAGCAGATTCTTTACTTGTATATAATGCTTATCCAGTAGATTAATCTTTAGGAAACTGATACATAAATTCTCTAGTTTTTGAAGTTATGCCTTTCCAAGGTCCCCAATTATTTCCACCATCACTCATAATATAAGCAACTTGACAGTTAATTGATGGGTTTAAAAGTTGACTAGTGTAGTCTAAGTTATATTTTTCTTTTCTATCAGCATTAAGGTCACCAATCATATTTATTTGAAATAGTCCGTATGATTTGTCTCCAGTGCTTCTGTTGCCGTTAAAAGCCAAGGCGTTGCCCATTGATTCTTTTTTAGCAATAGCCCAAGCCTCTACCAGGTGTTTATTTTCAAAACCACAAGCAGACAGCAAAGTTTTTAGTTCAATATCAGTAAGTTGTCCTTTATCCTGATATTCAGCAAGAATTCTTACATTGTCTCTAGATGGTTTATCTAGATGATCTGGCCTAGAAAGCAAAAAAACCGCCTCAGCGGTAAATGTTGCATATTTATCGTTTTTCAGGTTAGTTTCAACACCTTGAGCATTAGAAATATTCAAGAATACTGAAGACAATCCAAGACTTGCGAGCAATCCTATTAAAAATTTTTTATCTTTTTTCATAGTTCTCTCCTAAGAAAACATGACACCCTTGGTAGGTGTCATATATCAAGTATAACATCTATTTGCCAGCAAGTCAAATCAAAAATGTCATATTAGTAAGATAATACAAAAAATTATTTAAAATGATATAATATTTGTATGGCAACAGGTCAATCAAGCATATATAACTTACCATACCCACAAGTTGATGATAGCGTAAACGTACATGGAGATATTCAATCTTTAGCAACTTCACTAGATAATACACTCGCTGGACTTGGCTTATCTTACATGAAATTAGATGTAATTAATACATCTGGAGCATCAATTGCAGCAGGATCTCCTGTATTTATTAATGGTCATAATTCAGGACAAGATTTAACAACAGTAGGAAAAGCAATTCCTACAACAACATCACCAATATTAGGATTATTAAAATCTACAACAGCAAATAATGCACAAGGAATATGTGTAGTCTCTGGAGTATTACCAGATGTTAATACATCTGAATTTGTTGCAGGTGATATTTTATACGTAAAGACTGGTGGAGGATTAACAAACGTTAGACCAGTAGGTGGTGCAGGTGCTGTAGCAGTTTGTGCTTACGCAGATGCATCTAATGGAGTTCTTGTAGTTACCGCCAAAGGTAACGGTACTTGGGGAGCATTAAAGAACGGTCTTTCATAATTATTTATCCAAACATGATATAATTACAATATGGCCATTCTCAGAAACTCATCTCAAGATTTATACAACGTAGGTGCTAAACCCCCAACCGTTAAATGGACAGTAGTTCGTGGTGACACCTCAGCATTTAAAGTTTATGTGACAGACGATGAACAGTCCCCTTTAGTTATAGCAGATTGGAACATTGCTATGAAAATTAAAAGACCAAACCTTGCTAAAGATCTTGGAGTTATTACAGATAATGCAAATACAGTTATGCTTTTGACTCCAGCAGCAGATGCAGATGATTTGGCTGGAGAGTTTACAGTTAAACTTGCAGCAGAAGAATCACACAATCTTCAAACAGGAGATATTTTTGATATCGAGTTATCTACATCAGAAATTGTTTGGACAGTTGCACAAGGCAGTCTAATTATCCTTGAAGATGTAACTGACTAATGGCAACAGCAATTATTGTTGATGACAATAAACAAAAATTAAGACGTATTGAAACCTCAGACTATTACCAAACCAAAATATCCTACAAACCTAGCACGGTAGAAATAAATTACACCTTACCTTTTAGAATAAGATTTACAACAATAACAGTAGAAGGGTATGGTCCAGGTAATGTGCCCCCAATTCCTTTACAGGTTATTGGCTATAGCAACTATATACTGTAGAATAGACATATGGCTAAAAAAGAAAAACCTAGCATATTTATAGCAACCCCAATGTATGGTGGGGTTTGTCATGGATACTTTATGAAAAGTGTCATGGGACTAGTAATGAAACTAACCTACAAAGGATACAAAGTAACCTTTAACGACTTGTACAACGAATCTTTAATTAACAGGGCCAGAAACACCCT